CCAACGTAGCCGTATCTGTTTTCAACGCTGCATATACTAATGGTAACGTAAACCCAACTTTTTCTGGAAACGGAACAGATGGGGTTCTGCTATGGGGCGGACAAATTGAAGCAGGAGCCTACGCCACCTCGTACATCCCCACATTGGGAACGAGCGTTACAAGGGTTGCGGATGCTGCTTTCAAAACTTCAGCTACTGCTTTGATTGGGCAGACGGAGGGTACTTTGTTTGCGGAGATTGAGGTGATTAATACAATGGATAACATTGGAATATGGATGCGCCAAAGCGGTAGCCTATACAATAACATTATTTTAATGTTTATTGATGGCAGTAGGAATTCAAGACTGCAAATAATTAACGGAGGCTTAAGTCAAGTGGATATTTTTGGCCCCGTAGTTACGACTGGGTTTCATAAGATTGCCGCTGCTTACAAAGCCAACGACTTTGTTTTATACGTTGATGGTGTGCAAGTTGGTGTAGTTAATAGCGGCTCGGTTCCTACTTGCAATGAAATTTATATTGACAACTACATTGATGCGAACGCCCGCAACTCTACAAAAAAGCAAGCCCTACTTTTCAAGACCCGTTTAACTAACGAATCGCTTGCGGCCCTCACCAGCTTGTAAGATGCCAGTAGTTTATCTCCATAGGAAACCAGTGGATGGCTCTATCTTCTACGTCGGGATCGGCAATAAGGAGAGACGAGCCTATCACTTCCGTGGTCGTAATGCTCATTGGACAAATACTTACAAGAAGTACGGAGCAGATGTTGAGATTGTAGCTAACGTAGCAACAAGAGAACTTGCTAACGAACTTGAAGAATTCTTGATTGAGGAGATTGGCATCCAGAATCTTTGCAACAAAACCTTAGGTGGTGATGGATTCAAAGGAGAACATTCTGAAGAATCAAGGGTTAAGATGAGCAAATCCCAAATGGGTATTTGGAAAGGTAAGAAGCGTAGCGAACACTTTTGTCAAAGAGCTAAAGAAGCTAAAAAGGGTTACCGGCCACATCCTTCTTCTTGGGAGAACGCAGCTAAACTGAAAAAGGAAAAAGCAATTCTAATCAAGGAGCTTACCACTGGTTTCATCGGAAAGATATGGGAGATAGAACAGCATTTCTCTATTGACCGAAGGGCAGTATATGCAAACTACAAACACAACAACCCAATCACTAAATACACTTGGGAAGGACTTAACTTTGTAAAACACTTAGACTAATCTACTATGACATTCCGCAAGTATCAATTTGTCCCATCACAATGGGAAACGTTAAAAGCTCAGATTGAGCAAACGACTGAATCACCAGATGGTGGAGAGACTACTTCTTGGAACAGCAGCATTGTTACTGCTGTTGTGGAGCTTGGCTTCTTATGTGAGAAGTGGGGAACTGACGAGGAAGGTATGCCTGTATGTGAGGTAACATCTCCGCTATATGCAGTTGACATCCTTTGGGCTGGCGAGCCTCTTGCTAGCTTTGTTTCATCAACGGTCTGGCCGATCCCCGACGGCGTACATATCATAGCTGGATGGGAGCAGGCTTATGCTACTGACTACTGTGTGGCAAATCCTTCAGCTGCATATTGCCAGCCTCCGGCTCTACCCGTAGAGAAGTAATCCACAGCACATAACCACATAGAGGGGGCCATAGAGCCCCCTTTTGTTTTTGTACCTTTGTGTAGACGTATATTAACTTATGGCGAATCAGGTAGACTTTAAGATTGCACCGAGCGATCAATTCAGCGTATACAGCCCATCTACTCGTAGTGAGAAGACGATTACGTACTTTACGCTGCTCTCTAAGCTTCGTGGCGATATCTTAGCCATAGGGCAAGATGACGACCCCAACGATATCGTCTCAGCATACTACAGCAATGTTGGCGGTACACAAACTCTACACCTTGTAAAGGCTGATGGGTCAGAGATAACGGCGTCACAGTCTGAACAGGTGATATCTGGTACGTTAAACTACGTATCTAAGTTCACATCTTCAAACGACATTGGCGACTCGCAAATCTTTGACGACGGAACCAACGTAGGCATTGGCACCACCTCAATGACACACAAGCTTCAGCTTGGAACGGGAGGTGTATTTGCAGACTACTTCCAACTAGACACTACATACTCCAACGGTTTTGTTGTAGGAGCAATTAGCTGGGATCAAGACAACGGGACAGCAGACGTAGGATTGAGCGGGAGCCTTAAGCTAAAGATTGGTCAAGACGACGTATGGTATGTAAAGAACCAAACTGGTTCTCCAATCACCAAAGGGACACCTGTATATGCTAATGGAACGCTTGGCGCTTCAGGTCGCATAACGATTGCTCCGATGATTGCAGACGGAACAATTCTAGCTCGCTTCTTTCTTGGTATTGTAGCAGAAACGATTGCTAACGGAGCAGATGGATACGTACTCGCAAAAGGTAAGTTGCGTCAAATAAACACAAATGCTTACAACGAAGGTGACGTTCTTTGGGTGAGCCCCACAACAGCAGGAACTCTTACGAATGTAGAACCTACGGCTCCAAATCTAAAGCTACCCGTAGCTTTTGTTGTCTACAAAGCGAGCAATGGTATCCTTGCTGTTCGTGCAACAATTGGTCAACGCATTGAGGATGCGTCAGACGTTAACTATGCCGGAGCTGCAGACAACAGCTTCCTTGTGTACGATCTCGCCACCGGAGTTTGGGTTGATGAAACTGTAGGCATCTTCAAGACTATTGCTGTTTCCGGTCAGAGTGACGTAGTTGCTGACACCTACATTGACACGCTTACCCTTGTTGCTGGAACCAATGTAACGATCACTACAAACGCTGGTACAGATACCATTACCATCAATTCTACTGATCAGTTTGTTGGAACGGTGACTAGTGTTGATATGAGTGTACCTACTGGGTTCGCTATTTCTGGAAATCCAATTACTACAAGTGGAACTCTTGCTTTAGCTTTTGCTAGTGGATACTCACTACCAACGAATGCCACTCAAGCCAACTGGACAACAGCATACAATGACAGCATCACTGCGTTCTCGTACAACACATCTACTGGTATACTCACGTTGACTCAGCAGGACGCTGGAACTCTAACAGCAACTGTTACGCTTCAGCCGTTTACTACGGACAACCTGACCCAAGGATCTACCAATCTCTACGACAAAGTTGTATCTCTTACTGGAGCAGGAACTACTGTTGTAACTGGAACATATCCAAGCTTTACAATTACATCTAATGACCAGCACGTAGGTACTGTTACTTCAATAGCCACCACTGCCCCGATTACTGGAGGCACCATTACGACTACTGGGACGATTGGAATTACCCAATCTGGTGCTTCATCTGACGGATACTTAAGTTCTACGGATTGGAATACATTTAACGGAAAGGCTGGAAGTTCGTTTACCACCATTGCAGTATCTGGACAGTCAGACATTGTTGCAGACTCTGCTAGTGATACGTTAACTATTTCGGCAGGCACCGGAATAATGCTTACAACCGCAGCACTAACTGACACCCTCACGATTACCAACAGCGCACCAGATCAGGTTGTTTCTTTGACGGGAGCTGGCACCACTGTTGTAACTGGCACATACCCGAGCTTCACCATCACATCTAACGATCAATATGATGGCACAGTTACTAGTGTTGCCGCCCTTACGCTTGGCACTACAGGTACTGACTTAAGCAGTACGGTTGCTAATGGTAGTACTACGCCAGTCATCACATTAAATGTCCCAACAGCTTCTGCAACAAATCGTGGAGCGCTGTCTTCTACCGACTGGACTACATTTAACAGCAAGCAAAATGCTATTACGCTAACCACTACTGGTAACTCTGGTGCTGCAACATTTGTATCTAGTACTTTAAACATACCAGAGTACACACTTACTGGCCTCGGTGGGGTTCCCACAACAAGAACACTTTCGATCAACGGAACATCATATGACCTCAGTGCAAACAGGACTTGGAGTGTTGGAACGGTAACAAGCATTAATTTGACTGCCGGAGATAGGATTGAGGTTAGTGGTGGCCCTATTACGTCTAGTGGCTCTATAACGGTAACTCACGGAACAGCAACTGGTGCTGACTTCACAACAGCTGAAGCATTTAGAGATAGGGTTATTGCTGATGGAGGAATCTTTGAGGCGCTTGGTGAGGTTGCTATTGCAATCGGTAGTCTTGAGGATGCAGCATCTCCTACATCAACTGACTATAGCGATGGTTTCGTTTTACAGAATATTGCTGTTGACGAGTTTGGCCACGTATTGGGAGTTGGCGCTACAGACCTTGACGAACGTTATGCTCAGGTTGCATTTAAGAATGTTGCTGTTAGTGGTCAGGCAACGATTGTTGCTGATGCGATTGAAGACACGCTAAATATTGCGGCTGGGTATGGCGTTTCAATTACCACGGACGACACCACTGACACTGTCACGATAGGATCACAGTTCATACCATATCCTGTGTATGCTGCGTCAATGTACCAAAGTGCTTTGACTACTCCATTTGTAGTCACTTCAAGTTGGTCAGTAGTTAATATAGATGGAACAAACATTCAACTTTCTGCACCAGTCGATAGCGATGGCGTCTATACTGAGAACTTAGCTACCGTAATGATAAGCATTGAAAATCAGAAAGAGTCAGCAGATTTTGTTTGTGTTGGTATACGTTTATACAATCAAACTCAAGGCGCAATCATAACCGATTCAACACACACTTGGACTGGTTATTTAAATTCATTAGGAAACGATTCTGCGAACACCATATTCACATACCACATACCAATTGAAGAGTATGTTGCTACTGGTGACACTATTCGTGTACAAATGATTGATTTAAACGCTAACAGTCCAGAAGTAAACTTCGCGAGCTTCTCTCTGCTCGCTACATCTGGTCCAGTATAGTATATTTGCATAAATAATTTAATCTATGTCACAAGTAAACAAAGAGTTCTTAGAGAACATCAAGCAACTCCAGTCACTAATGGAGTCCATTAAGACAGAGCTTGGAACCATCGCACTTATCGAATCCCGCAAGGCTAAGCTTATCGCTTCCTACGAAGAGGCTGAGTCTTCAATGAAGGACGTACGTGCAAAAATCTACGATAAGTACGGCGACGGCACTATCGATCTCGCCACTGGTGAGTTTACGCCATCGACTAGTGCTGAGGTGATTGAGTAGTCAGCAGCCATACATATAGTGCAGATGGGGTCCTAAAATGGGCCCTTTCTTTTTGCCATAAATTTGCACCAGTTGAAACCCATTTAGTTGACAAGTGAAAATCTTTACCTACATAAAAGGCAAACTTATGGGCTTCGCCTCTATCTTTAAGGACGACAACAGTTGGAACGAAAAGACCATCATTGGTTTCTTCTCTTTTGCTGTTATGGTAATCGTGATGATTGCAGACGTTGTATCTGGACTTATGGGGAAAGATCTTGTCATCAACGAGTTCACATATAACTCTTTCGTTATAATTACGCTTGGGTCATTCGGAATCGCAGGACTTGAGAAGTTTGCCAAGAAATGAAGCTACCTGTATCTTTCGATCAGTTCCAGAAGAACCCAGTTGCCGCTATTGCGTTTATTGCGCTTGTCGCAATAGGTTATCTTTATGTGGACCAGAAGATGACGTCAGAAACAATTGACGACCGATGCCAAACTCGTGTCAACGAGCTAGAGGTAAAGGTTGACAAGTACACGGAACACATCCGTAAACTCGACTCAGCTTTGGCCTACACAAGTGCTAAGAACGAAATGCTTATCCAGACACGATGAAAAACATAACTCTCCTCCTGATTACTGGTATTGCTGTTGGCGCTGTTTTAGCCGACCAGAAAAAGCAGAACGTTCAGGCTGACCCCATCGACATCATCATCGAGAAGTCAAAGAAGACAATGCGTAAGGCAAGTGCTGTTTCAGCTATGGCAGACAAACAAGTATCCGAGAGCGTAAGCAAGATGAAGCAAGTCATCGAGGTACTGGAAGAGCAAAACGAGCAGCTCGTTGAACAAGTTAAAGTAATGGAAGATGAGATTGTTGCTATTAAGTCTGAGCCTGCTGCTCAGCCTTTCGATGTACTCGCAATCCTACCCGATTCAACGGGTGGAGGGAAGTGATACAGTAGTCGTACTTAAGCTGTCTCAGGCTGCTGCAATGAACAGCAGATTCGTTAAGCTAAAGAAGGACATTGACTCTGTAAGCGTAGACTATCGTGGTATGAAGTCTGTTGCTGACTCTTTGGCTACGCAGAACGTAAGAACTACTGAGATGCTACGCAAAGCTCTTATGGAGCCTAAGGCTGCTGTAAGAAAGGTAAACGACCAATGGGTTGGTGGAATTGCCCTGTATATATGGGGTAGATTTGTATTCTTCGTATTATTTGAGCAGTGATGGACAACCGAGTAAAGAATCTTCTAAAAAAGCACGGACTTGCAGGGGTCAACAAGGCAAAGGCAACACCTTCGCACCCTAAGAAGTCTCACATTGTTTTGGCTAAGGTTGGCGACAAGGTTCGCCTTATTCGCTTTGGAGAGAAGGGTGCAGATACTGTAACTGAAAGCAATCCATCTCCTGCTCGTGCTAAGAAGCGTGCAAGCTTCAAGGCTCGCCACGCAAAGAATATTGCTAAAGGTAAAATGAGCGCAGCTTATTGGGCTGACAAAGTAAAGTGGTAGGCTGTGAAGGTTGCTAAGAAAACAAACCCAGAACTTTGGGAGAAGTCTAAGGCCCAAGCCAAAGCTAAGATGGGTGGAAAGCATTCAGCAAGAGCTATGCAGCTTGCTGTTTCTCTTTATAAGAAGGCTGGCGGAGGATACTCTGGTGCAAAGAAGGCCACAAGCCTCAGCAAGTGGACCAAGCAGAACTGGCGTACAAAGAGTGGTAAGCCTTCTTCAGAAACAGGTGAACGCTACCTACCAGAAAAGGCCATAAAGTCCTTATCTTCAGCAGAATACGCTGCCACAACTAAGGCTAAGAGAGAAGGAACAGCTAAAGGAAAACAGTTCGTTTCGCAGCCCAAGAAGATTGCCGCTAAGGTCGCAAGATTCCGTAAGTAACGCCACGTTAGTGGGTTATAAAATAGCATAAGTTATTTTATTTAACTTTGCTACGTATAATTAAAATTTAATACTATGTCAAAAGAAATGGAAGATGCTCTTGGAGCAATGGGATTTGAAGTCACTAGCGGGGAAGTACCCGAAGGAACACAACTCAGCGAACCTACGTTTGAAGTTCCTCAAGGCGCAGACGTTATTGACTTGTCGGGAGCGGCAGAGCCTACACCTGTAGCAGCTGAGCCCACGCCAGAGCCCGTAGCTACCATTGAGCCGCAAGCAAACCCTGAGTCGGGACAGACTCAAAGTTCTTTAACTAATAACGAACCCGAGCCAGAGATGAGCGAGGCGGAGTTCGAGGCAGCTGTTGCCCAATACGTGAGTGAAAGGCTTGGCGTATCGGTTGACAACCTTGATGCTCTTTCTCAGTTTATCGAAGCTCAAAAAACCCCATCAATCGACGAAAGGGTAAAGGTCATTGCCGACTTCGTTGCTGAGACGGGTCGGGACCCGCTGGACTGGTTTAAGTATCAGTCAATCAATCCGTCTGAAATGGACGACCTGAATGCGGTGAAATTGCAAATGACAATTGAATACCCGAGCCTATCGCCCGAAGAAATCGGACTCTTGGTGGATGCTAAGTACAAACTGGACTCTAGTATCTACTCGGACGATGAAGTAAAGCTGTCCAATATCCAATTGAAGCTTGATGCGGAAAAAGCTAAACAGGGCATTGAAAGTCTACGTCAGAATTTCAAAGCTCCCGTGAGGCAAGAAGTTCAGGAGGCTGACGTTGAAAGCCCGATTGACCAAGAGTGGATTTCCACGATGTCCAAAGAAGTAGATGAGCTTGAGGCACTAACATTCGATTTGAATGGCCAAGAGTTTAACTTCGGACTAACGGATGACTACAAGGGTCAATTGAAGCAGAAAAATGCTCAGCTAGACCAGTTCTTCGACCAGTACGTAGATGATGGCGGTCGCTGGAACTTCGAGTTGCTGAATGCACACAGAGCTGTATTAGACAACATTGACGAAATTGTCAAGTCTGTTTACACGCAGGGTCTGAGTGACGGACAGCGAAAGCTCGTTGATAAAGCCGCGAATGTAGATGTTTCATCTCCTCGTGTCGCCACTCCTCAAAGTACTGACAATGTCGCCCAACAGATTTATAACTATCTGTACGGTGACAACGGTCTCAAAATCAAAATCTAAATCCCTGACTTAATATGTCAACTACTGCCACTCCGTTGGATTTTTCTCCCAACAGTTTTCGTCGGTTAGACCCGACCAAATACGTATCTCTTGGTGACTTCATCAACGAGGTAAACAAGCCCGACAACCGTGACCTTCTGGTTAAGACCTACGGCAACCAAGGCATCACTGGCTTCTTGCAGCTCACTGGCGCTGTAAAGGCTAATGGTGTTGCTGATGAGGTTCAATACTGGGAGGAGACTCGTCTCCACCAGCTTCAAGTAGCTACTCCTGCCGCTTCTGCTGCAGTTGGTGCTACGACCTTGACGCTGAACCTTGCTTCTGCTGCTACTTCAGCTACTGGTGCTACCAAGGCTGCTGCTCAGAAGTACCTTCGTGTAAACGACGTGATTTTGGTTGGTGGCGTTGACCGCTTCATCATCACTGCTGTTTCTTCAGGCGAATACTCTCAGACTGCTACTGCTGCTGCAACTGCTGTTGCTCTGTCTAGCGCTGGTCTGTCGGCTTCTGCTGCTGCTGCTTCAGCTAACTTCCCAATCGTAGGTAACTTGTTCGCTCAGGGAACTGACCAGAACACTGGCTACCTCGAGTCGAACGTTGTTAAGCGTACCAACCCTTATATGATTCTCAAAGAAGTATACAAGGTTACTGGTTCACAAGCTACCAACATCGGCTGGGTTAACTTGGGCAACGGCGACTACCGCTGGTTCATCAAGTCTGAGAACGACACTCGTCAGCGCTTCCTCGACAAGCGTGAGATGATGATGTTGCTCGGTGAGCAAGTATCTAACACTGGCTTGACTGCTCTTGGTAGCATCTCTGGTTCAGAAGGTTACTTCTCTGCTGTTGCTAACCGTGGTATCGTAGTTAACTCTGGTGCTACTACTACTGCTGCTATCGCTTCTCTTGCTGAGCTTGATGCCATCATCACTGCTCTTGACAAGCAAGGCGCTATGCCTGAGTACGCTATGTACGTTAACCGTCTGCAAGACCTCGCCATCGACGATATGATTGCTAACGGAACGTCTACTGCTGCTAACATCACTGCTGGTGTTACGACTCAGTTCGGACAGTTCGCTAATGCTGACGATATGGTGAAGCTTGGCTTCTCTTCTTTCGTACGCGGTTCTTACACCTTCCACAAGCACAGCTGGAAACTCCTCAACGACCCTACGTTGTTGGCCGGCAGCGCTTTCCAAGGCGTAATGATTCCGTTGTCACGCATTGCTGACCCCAAGACTGGTGACAAGGCTCCTGCACTAGAACTCAACTACAAGGCTACCAACGGCTACAGCCGTGAGATGGAGCACTGGATGACGGGTTCTATCCTTGGAGTAACCAACACCAACACGGACGCTCTTCAGTTCAACTACCGTTCTGAGTGCGCTCTGGTAACTCGTGCAGCTAACCAGCACGTGCTTCTTCGCTCATAATCAATGAGTTAAGATGATAGTAAGGGGCCTTCGGGCCCCTTTTTTATTATATTGTTTTAACATATAAATTTGCAATGTTTAATAACATTAAATTCTTTTAACTATGGCACGTCCACGTGTAACTCTAACATCTGATTCTTTTGAGTTAGATATGGCATCAGAAGTAACTGAAGCTCCTGCTCCCAAGCGCACATTCCCTAAGGCTAAACCACAAGAGACCGCTAGAAAGGGTAAGATTTTTCACATTCCTCACGGAGGCGGTATTATTTACAGCATTAAATCTGAAGCTGTTATTTATGACCCGCAAACCAATACGAACAGACAGATTCGTTTCTGTCCAAATGAGCCTTCTGTATTTGCTGATGAGCAAAGCACACTTGCTGTCCGTCAGCACGTAGTGTTTGAGAACGGAATGCTTTATGTAGCGCCAGAGAATCCTACGCTTATGAAGTTCTTAGAGCTTCATCCCGGCAATACTGCTAACGGAGGAGGTATCTTCGAAGAGGTCAACACAGAGCACAAAGCACAGATTGACGTAGACATCGAGTTCATTATGCACGATGCCATCGGTATGGTTCGCAACAAGTCTATTGACGACTTGCTTCCTGTTGCTATCTACTTGGGCATTGATACCAACCAAAAGAACGCAGAGATTAAGCGTGAGTTGCTTCTCGAGGCTAAAGCTAACCCACAGCGTTTCCTTCCAATTTTTCCAATTTTAGTGTAATCAACATAATCACAAGGAAAGCTAACAGTATTGGTAGTTGCGTCTACCGCAAGAGTTGTTGCCTTGATTCTTTTCATCAGGTCGAATCCCATTTCTCGGACTCCACGAAGAGCTACGCTTTTAATGAAAACCTCAGACGCATTACTTGCGTAGTCGTCTTGGTCTACAGAAATCATAAAGTCATAAATGACTTGCTGAAGTGATACGGTGTCTTGTGCCATTAGATACTAGTTTTCTGTTCCTCTTGAGCGTAAGCGTATACGTCTTGGTCTCGAAGATTGACTCCTACAAGTTTAGCCATTTCAATGACTAACTCAGCAAAGTAGTGCTCAGGCAATTCAAAGTCAACGCTATTCGCTGCGCTGTAAACTTCTTTACCCGCTACAACAGTGTATCCAAAACGTGGCTGAGATGCTGTCCTCGCACCAGTAGATGGATTCAATCCCTGTGGAATCTTGTAGTAGCTCAAGCGAATCTTCTTGATTGTAGTTGGGTAAACCTCAATGTTCTCATTTACTGTGGCTACTGGTGCAAATTCAGTAGGCAAAGACAACCGACTCAACAAGATGTAATCCATCTTAGAGCTGTCATACACAAATGGGATAGGAGTGCGAGTCGACTGGTCAAGCAGAATGCTTCCTGCGGTTGTGGCAGAAATGATTCGAGACAAGTCAGAAGGCTCGTGCTCGTCAAGAGTACTACAATGAGCGCCGCTTGGCAAACAGCAGACTGAAGGCATTCTCTAAAGAAGAAGCGCTTAAGACGATTAGAAAGAACTTCAAGCAAAGCGTAAAGGCTTAATATGGCGATTGATAAGCTTATTCCTCGTTACCTCAATAAGGAGGACGATGTACGACTGGTAAAGACTGTTGAGATGACTGACGCTCTTAACGTCCGTCTTTCTGCGGACGCTAATGGCGATGGTCGTGTAATCAAAAATGCTTATGGAAATGATGATGTCCCTTTTAAAACTGGCGACGCATTACCTAACGGAACCAATGAGGTTATCGGGAGTTTGGCAAATCCACAAGACGGGGAGATTTTCTTTTTTGTTTGGAACTCAAACAACAATCACTCTATTTACCGATTCTCTTCTTCTTCAAACCAAGCTCAGCTCATTTATAGAGATTCTGTCCTTGGTTTTGTTCGGTACGCAACTATTCGGGCTTCCGTCATAAAGAACCTCTCTGACGAGACTTTGCTGTACTTCACTGAGGGAATTACCCCTCCGAAGAAAATCAACGTTACACGAGCTCTTTTGGGCCTCTATCCAGCTGCTTTAACAAGCGGAACGAGTGCTCAGAAGTTGTTGTGCCTTGCGGTGGCTAAACAGCCTCCTATGACACCGCCTACGTTTGTGTTTTCTACAAATCCAACGCTAAAGCAAAACAACCTTTATGAAACAACTTTTCAGTTTGCTGCGCAGTACATCTATCAAGATGGAGAGCGTTCTGCCATTTCTCCGTACTCTGAGCTTGCAGTTGCGCAAAATCAGTTCTTTGATGGAATCATATCAGAAGAAGAAAAGCTAAAGAACAACACGCTTACTATTAGTGTGCCAACTAGCGTAGCCGACGTTAAAGATATTGTAATCATTGCCCGCAACGGTAACATTGGCGCTTTCTATGAGATTGCTACGGTATCCAACAATTCAACTGTTTCTTTTCAGAATATCACTTTTGACAACAGTAAGCTGTACACTCCTATTTCTCAGGACGAAGTAAACAAAATCTACGACAACGTACCTCAGACTGCCGAGTCTCTGACTATTGTAGGTAACAGACTTGTGCTTGGAGCTTATACGGAGGGATATGCTAACATCCGTACAGATGTCGATGTGTTGCCTAACTATTTTCCACAGGCTGGCGCCTATGAGTTAAATGTAACTTATCCGTCTCTTACTGGTATTCCAAATAATTATGAGCGCAGGAAGGCATTTGATATTGATATCACAACGCTTCCCAACACCACGGCTGAGGACTCTATGCTGAATATAACGTTTTCGTTAGATTTAGGTAGAATCACAATTGAAGGTAGCCAAGTATATATTCAGTGGGTACAGACAGATAAATCCACACAAGAAGACCACGACTATGCTGGAATTGTTGAGCAATACGTTCAATCTGCATCTGGAATCACTGGTGGAGTTCAAGTAAAGGCTTCTCCCGTTTCAATTTCTGAAATCATTCAAGTACCAGCAGGAACTACTAAGGCAGAAATCATTACTATGATTAAGGCTGCGGTTGTAGGAAACTATAACCTAGTTCTTGATTCTGATGCAACAGATTTCAACTACGCCACTAAGATTACAGCTGTTGAAGACCTTCAAGGCACCACGAACAATAACAAGTGGATGTTCTTTGCTGGCTCTGCTCAGTTGTCAATATCTGATGATACAGGGACAGCCACAACCTACCTTAGGTTTCAAATGAATATTACTGGAGCTGCGCTATCCGCAAAGCTTGGTTATAATTTCAATGTTGGCTCATTGGTTGACTCTATTACGAGTTTCCCTCCGCTATCTATGATTAAGTCTCTTTTCACTAAGGGACAATCGCTTAATGAGAAATATCCAGCAACAAATGCTCTATTCAATCAAATAGACTTTGTTAATACTCCGTCTATTACATACCCGGGAGATGGACAGTCATACAGGTCATTTACTCAAATTTCAGAAAGTGGAAATCAATTCACTCCAAATGCTGGGTCAAATCCATATTTAACTAGGACTGGAGACACCACGTTTTTGACTTTAAATGAAAACGTAGAAAACCCAATACTTTTTGATGCAAACGTTTTAACCAGCGGCAATATCAATGGATACGCTACGTTTAAAGCTGGTGCTACTCACTCTTTTGGAATCGTTTATTACGACCAGTTTAACCGCAATGGAGGAGTTCAGCCCGTTGAAGACTTGTACGTCAACTGGTATGACAACCGCGGTCTGCAAAACGACTTATATGGTCGTGTAAACACAGTCTTCAGAGTTAAGCATAATGCCCCATTGTGGGCTGTACGTTGGGCTCCTGTCTATGCGCCAATCAACAGCATAATCAATAAGTTCCAGTATTCCATTATTAAGGCGTTTACTGCAACAAACCTTCAGGCTAAGCCATTTGCTGGAATATCCTCGTTTGAGGAGGTCACTTATCTGTCCCTTCGCTCACTTGAGGGGAAGAGTGATTCGTACCGAGAGACATTTGGTGCTGACATTGACTACAGCTTCCAGAAGGGTGATAGAGTTAGAATTATACAATACGGAAACGCATTACGTTCATCTATTGATTTAGAGGTACTTGGATACTTTGACTTTGTAGATAATATTGATACAAATCCAATTCTTGACCTAACCAGTGACGAGGACACGTTCAATACTACTGGTAAATTTATTGCTATTCGCTCTAGTGAGCTTGATGGCTGGAACAACTACAATATTATCACTGGCGTAGACAACTGGAAAAACGAATGTGTTATAGAGGTTTATCGTGCTAACCGACCAACTTCTGAGCAGTTATTTTACGAGATTGGTGAATCATTTGCAGTTGTGAATGGTGTACACCAAGGACAACGTACAACTATAAGCCCAGTTAGTGTTCAAGCTGTTGCCGAAGGGGATGGTATAGTTTATTATTCAGACATCATCGTTTACAGTGGAGACATTTTAACTGATGGCTCAGGAAACACCCTCATTGTAAGTAACGTTTATCCTCAAGTAAACGGAATCTATAGTTATGTGTTTTATGCACAAATAACTAGTGGTTCATTTTCTCCGCCATTAACATATACATTGAATCTGTCCAACAGCTCTGATGCTGTTATTCAGTTTGACCAAGGAGACAGCTATTATAGGCCAAGGCTTCTTAAGATTGGAGACAAGGCATACGCCAACAACTTTAAGTTTTTCTTTATTGAAGCTTATACAGTTAGCGATATGTTTGCCTCTAAGTCGACCTCCATTGGTCGTGCGCACGCTGTAATTCCAGAGGCAATGACTACCTACCGACAATCATCGGTTGTGTACTCTGAGCCGTACTTGGTTGGCAACGCAAGACTTGGTTTGTCTTCATTCAATCCTACGCTAGCAAACTTTAAGGACTTCGAGTACCGATACGGAGCTATCAAGCAACTCATTGGAGACGACGACAGAATGTACCTTCTTCAGGAGCGCAAAGCTGGATATGTTGCTGTTGGTCGTAATGTGATTGAGTCGTCCGACGGTGGCTCAGCTATCACTATTTCTCGTAACGTATTTAGCGTACCAAACTACTACTTAGGGGATTACGGAATCAATAATAATCCAGAGTCTGCGGCTTTTGATAAAGGTCGGGTTTACTTTGCTGACATTAGGACTGGCAATGTTGTCCGTATCTCAAGAGACGGAATCACTTTAATTAGTGAAGTAAATATGGATGCGTTCTTCAAGGAGAACTTCAGATTTATAACAACCCTAACGTCTCGCCAAAAAGTAGTTGCTGGCATTGATGATGAAGCTGGTGAGTTTATTATTTCTACTGATTTAATAAGCTCTGCTGATGTTTCTGTTACCAATGGCACTCTTACTTATCAATACGGAGTTCAGACGAATAGTGCTGGAAACAGAGTGCTTGCCGACGTTGAGTTTGACGACGATGACTTGTTTACGTTCTCTACGGAGATTCGAGAATTTGATGACTTGTGTGATGAGTTTGATGACAGCTTAAACTGCATTGTCTTCTTGGATAAGTTGATTGATGGACAGCCTGCTTACGTTGGAGAAGAGTTCATTGGTCAAACTGGAATCATTTATGGTGTTGCAACAAACTCCACGTATGACTTCTTTGTGACTATTGCTTTTGACTTGGCGCAGGGACAGTTTTACTTTACCAATGACTGCGGAACTTTTAGCGCAACCATTGGAAGCCCAAGCACTTTCGTCAATGACTTTACAGCAGCATTTGATATTGATGATTCAGTTTGGAATACGCTTTACTCGTACAGACCAGAATCAATAGCTTGTGTTGACGATACCCTTTACACATTCAAGGGTGGCGTAATGTATGTACACTCTGACGCAGCACTTAGAACCACATATTATGGTTCACCAACTGCTGATGGAGCTGTCGTAGAGGTTGTTTCTGCTGCAAACAACTCGATGGTGAAATCATACGAAGCTATGAGCATTGAGGGAGATTCTGCGTGGGCTGCGTCGCTTTCGAATACTGACCAGTCTACTTCAATAGCTGAATCAGACTTTGAAAATCGTGAGCGCTACTACTACGCTTACATCCCACGAGATTCAAGCCCAAACACTGGTGTTTCAACAATTACTTCGCTGTCTGGCACTTCAGAAGTGTTTGCCTTAGGAGCTGTTGCTACTGGTGGCGTAGTTGGCACAAGCGTGACGTTTACAACGCCAATTGGGGCAATTGCATTCCCTATCGGAGCTACTCTCTACAAAGTGTCGTCTAGCAACTTGGTAACGCTTAGTGTTACAGTTACTGGAATATCATCTGACAATACCATCACTTGCTCTAGCGCTCCAGCTCTTGTTGCTGGCGATACAGTTGTTGCGATTGGTAACTCTTTAATTGAGGGTGACCAGATGAGAGATTACTACTTGAGCATTAGATTGTCTAATGACAGCACCGATGAAATTGAGTTATACGCAATCAATGCCGTATTCTCAAAGAGCAATCTTCACAACGAACTAGGACAAGAATAAATAATATCTTTGCTTTATGAAGCCAAAAAAAGGAAAACCAGTTAAAAAGTACGCTATTGGTGGAGCCATTGCCGCTCAAGCTGGACTTGCTGGATTGCAAGCATTACTTGGCGGTAGCCAATTAGCAGGAGGAACAGCAATGGCTAACAAGCTAAAAGCTCCCTCTACAGCTACTCCGTCTGCGTGGAAAGACTTTTACGAAAGCTCTCAAAATCAGGCGCTTGTACAGCAGAACATTGACGAAATAAACAGAGCTTCGGCCACATATCTTCAGGCGTTGCAAGCTGGTGGAACTCAGGCTGTTGCTGCTGGTCTTCAGCCTTTAGCTCAAGGGACTCAGCAAGCTTCACAAGATGTTTACAGTCAGCAAATTATGCGCGAGATGCAGGCCGCTGGTCAGCTTGCTGGCGCTGAAGAGCGTGCTCTTGGAAGAGAAAGAGATGTATATGAGACTCGTCTTGGTGAAGCTATGGCAGCTAGAGCTGCTGGAGTTCAGAACATCTTTGGAGCCTTAGGGTCTGCTGGAAAGGGTATTGTTGACCTAACTGCTAGTCGTACAGAAGGGCCTGAGCGAGATATGATGAAAACATCAGATGTATCTCCTATCGAACAGCAGAGTTTTGTAGAGCAGGTAAGTCTTCAGCCAGCAGGAGGTATGGTTAAGCCATCTAGCAAGATTCCTTCTTTAGCGGAACTTGAGAATCTCACTCCAGAGTTTCTGCGCTCTATTTTTGAGGACGGAGGTATGATGACTGGAGGTAAGTTTAGTCATAAAGCAAACCCCATTGACATTGTTCAGAAGGGAAAGAAGGTTGGAGAGATGACTGGAGGAGAGGTTATCCTTAACCCTGCTCAGCAAAAGAAGCTCAGCAAAGAGAGCACTTACTTCCGTCAGTTGTTAAAGAAATTCAATAAGCAGAAGTAATGGCAATTGCACCAGCACCCGTAGTAGTAAATACACCAGACCTCATTGGCTATGCTCGCCAGCTAAAGCAGCAGGAGCTTGAGCGTCAAAACCAATTGGCAGACTATCTTGGTAAGTTCACCAAGAAGCAAGGCGCATTACTAGATGGCGTACGTCCTGAGGTTCAGAAAGCTTGGGACGAGGTAGAGAAGCTGTCTATTGACCTCGAGATGGGGGACAGCCCAACCAAGCGTGCTGCGCTGAATCGTGCGTACCAGAACTACTCTGAGGTTGCAGGAGCAGGAACAGCCTACACTAACTCTGTGTTGAAGGAGACAACTGCTGCTATGATGGACCCGAGTAAGTTCAACCTCGGTGGTCGTAGCGCAAAAGACATTTACTCTCAGTACAACACTGAGGCTCTGTCTGGCGATGAGATTCTGTCTCGTGCTGCTCAGCCTTTTGTTTTGGACCGCAGAATAGAATACAAGGTTACCAACCCTTACGAGATGGCTCAACAGATTCGTAAGGACTGGGATGAGTCGGCTAAGTTCAGCTTTATCGACCCCAAGACTGGTAAGTACGATGAGCAGGACAGACTTAATTGGATTAAGGAAACTACTGCTGCTCGTCTTCGTGACCCTGAATCTCAGAAGAACGCTGCTCTATGGACTGGATTGAGCCGCAGACAGATTGGTGAGAACGGACAGGTTACTGACTGGACTCAAGTTGAAGGAGTTAGGGACAACCCTCTCTACGGAGATTGGGTTTCTTCGTTTCAGAATGAAGTAGAGAAGTATACTGGACGCTTGGTTCCCGAGTACTCAATAAACCCTTACAATGTGCGTCAAGATGCCCTGAATGCAGCTCGTGATGGCGACGGTGGATTTGGCTTCAGTAGCAAGAGACAGCAAACTATGCACGCACCTTTTGAGCGTCAGTTTGAAGCTGCGGAAGGTGGCCCAAGAACAAAGATTGGAGTATTGGGAACAAGCATTGCTCCACAGGCACGTGCTCAAGCAGGTACTGGTTTCCAAGCTCAAGACGGAATCTATTCTGGCTCACGTCAAATCGTAGAGTTCGGAAAGAAGAACGATGGAAGCATTTACGTCTCATACAAAGACAGTATGGATGACGCTTCAAATGTATATGGAGCCATAGCTGCAGATGCTGGAGTTAAGAACGCAGAAGCTCAGGATATTGCTGCAATACAGCAGTACTTAGTTCGTAAAAACGACCCACGAACCTACGAATTCCTATTCGGAAATGCCGTATCTTCGGGACGAGCTACTGAAGCAGCAGGCGCTGGAGTAAACGCCGCTGACCTCAGAGCAAAATACGACTACTGATGGAGGACGAACTCATTTTATCCGAGAAAGACAGAGCTAAGCTTGACGGCATTGTACAACGAATGTCGTTTAACAAGGAGTCAGATGATGCCATTCAGTTTGTCGTAAACGACTTCAAGAAGAAGTACGGAGTAAAAAAAAAAGAACAAGCCGTATCTCCACAAGAGCCTTCGCTGGCCAAGCAGGAATCTACGGATTCTCAATTACCCTCCGAGCCTTCGGCAAAAGTTACACCTTCACGGCAGCCTTTAAAGCCTCAAAGTGAAGCCCGTGGTCTTGGCTTAGACAAGCAGTCAATCTATAACAATGCTGCCCGTTCTATCGTTGATGATGCGATAGCCAAAGGTGATATTACGGAGAGTCAAGTTGAGGAACAGCCTCAGGTTGAAAACATATTCAAAGCCATTGTAGATAGCAGAGCTAAAAGGATAACTCCTGCTATCACACCAAGAGAAATTGCTGAAACTGAAAGAATTCAGGCTCTTCGGCAGGCTCAAGGTAATGCGCCATATCTTCAGTATGAGCTCGAGAAATCTAAAAATAGAGAGCTAAACTTAAACAAGAGAGCTGAGAATGAAAAGATTTGGAACGAGCTACAGCAGTCTATAAAAGGCACTATCCTTGAGGCCGTTCCAGAAGACAAGCGTCAAGATAAAGAGTACCTAAAGAAGCTAGAGACAGACCTCTGGCTTAATGAAGGCGTTGGTATGGACTTGTCTGGAGACAAGCGCTTTAATGACCAAAACTTTGCCCTCGATGCAGCTGCTGCTCTTGCAAGAGGCGGTCGCGGTATTATTAGAGGCTTACAATCTGTTGTAGGCATTGAAGTTGACCAGTTTGGAATTCCTTATGAAATCTCTGATGCGTTGTTTGACGATGAGATGCGTAGGAATACGACTCAGTTTGAGCAGGACTTTTTTGATTCACTTAAAGATTCTGAGTTTTCTAACGCTGCTCGCATTGCATTAAACACTACTGCTGAGAGCGCCCCGATTATGCTTGCAGCTGGTCCAGCTTCTCTTCAGAATCCAATGGCTGGACTTGCAATGCTATCTTCTTTGTCTGCGGCTCAGGTATACGGCGAAGTTAAGAACGAAGAATGGTTTAAGAAGCTTGAGCCAATGGGACAGCTTGGCTATGTTGGTATATCTGGACTAGCTGAGGGCGTTGGTGAACTTGCTGGAGCTCGTGCTGCAACAAGAGCTTTGCGTGGACTTGCTGTCAGCGCAACAAAAGAAGCGTCACAAAAGGCTCTTTCTCAGTACTTTAAAGGCCTTGTTTACAACGGAACACTAAACGTATCCGAGAACGCTATCGGTGAAGGTATCACTGGCGTAACTCAGTACGTAAACGATGCTGTTGCTAAGGGCACAGACGTAAGTCTTGATGGTGCACTTGATGCATTCAAGCGTTCTGCCGCTGCTGGCGTGGGTATGGCTGGAGTATTGACAGCTCCAACGGTTGCTGTTGAGGTTCCTATTGTCTTGGCCAACAAGATGGGTAGAAACTTCGAGGTAAAGAAGATTGATGCCGCCATCAAGAAGCGCAAAGAAGAGCTGTTACAAGCTCCTACGGCTGCTGACAGACAAGTTATTGCTAACGACATTCTAGAGCTCACTAAGCGTCGCAACGGTGAGATGAAGTCAAGCGTCCAGTACTTCGAGTCAATGACTCCAGAGGATAGAGCTACGACCTACGCTTTGAGCTTGGAGCTTGAGGATATGGCACAGCAGCGCATTGCCTCTGAAGACGAGACAGCTAAAGACATTCTCGCGTCCAATATGATGGACACGTACAACCAAATCAAAACAATATCTCAACGCTATGATACTACGCAAGAAGCAGGGGTACCAAGTGGTATCGTCCAAGGGGAAACCGTTGTCGAAGCCCAACCTGTCGAAGGAGCAGGCGCAGAAGCGCCTCAAGCAGGTGGAGTTCTTCAAGTACCTTTCGAAGAAGGGGTTGAAGAAGTAAGCACTAATTACGAGGCAGAGGTATCTCAAGTAGCTGATTTGCCCATTTTCCAGCAGATGCAGGAAGGCAACTTCGTGGACATTAAAGATGCTGATGCTGCACAAGAACAGATTCTTGAGGCTATTGGTCGACTAGACTCTATGCCGCAAGGTGCTGAACGTGAGGCAGCTACTGAACTCCTCACTGAACTTTTTGATGAAATTGACTACTATGACAACAAAACAGAGATTATTGCTGAAGACGTTACCGAAAGAGTCCCAGTTGGAGCTCCTAAAAGAGTTGAACGTCCAAAAGCAGAAAGGGTGGACAAGCTCCCCCTCCAAGAGCGACTCCAGTTCGCTCCTGTCCGAGTAGGAGATGAGCGCTATGGTGCTGTCTCTATGCTTGAGGCGCAGCCCGATGGAAACGTAGATGTTGTAACATACAGACGTGCTGCACCAGAGGAAATCGCACAGAATATAGGTGATACTTGGGTAGATGGTGTTGTTCGTGTTGAGCAACGCAGGGTTGTAGATGCATTCCCTAGAACGTCTGATGTTGAGTACGTTGAGTCAATCTTTGACGAGAACGGACGCATTATGGGTGTCCGTGTTCGTAAGCGTACTCCACTTGGTCAAGATGTTTCTCCGCAGACCTTTGTCATCCTTAACCGCACGGAAGAGTTGGCTAAGATGTCCAAGGTGCGTGAGACGGCTGAAGATGCTAACCTTGCTCTTGATATTGCTATTCAGGGACAGATTGAACAGCTTGGAGATATTCCTCAGTACGATTTCGAGCAGGCATATGAAACTGTTACCCGTCGCGTAGAAAAGAAGCGCAAGGTTGAGCCTAAGAAACGGCCAGCTAAACCAGAGACTAAACCTACTCAAGTAACTGCTGATGAGGCAGTTGCAAAAAAAGACCTTGAGGTTTCATCTATTGGAACTAAGCTCAAGGGAGTGTCACCAAAGACAGCCAATGTCATTGACCGCTACCTGAGCGTATTGTTCAATGTAGCGCCAGACGTAAAGTTTGTAGCGCACTATACGCAGGAGTCTATTGACAGTACTCTTGCTGAAGAGCAGCGCACTGGAGACATTGAAGGCTACTACGATGCAGCCAACAATGAAATCCACGTACTTATTGAGCCTACTACCGACAAGGAGATTAGCAAGAACGAGTTCCGTGTAATTCGTCACGAAATCATCCACCCAATCGTAGACGCTTTGGTGGCTAAGGATTCGCTGTTTGCCAACAGACTCACCAATGAGATTCGCAAACTTGTTGAGACTGCCCCTGACGCTATTGCCCGTACTGCGGCTATGCGTCGTATGCGTGTTGTTCTTAAGAGTGGTGACGCTAAGGAGATTGTAACTGAGTTTGCTGCTCAGTTCTCTGACCCAGAGCTGTTTGACTTGCTTGACCAGAGCCCATCGTTTATGGACCGAGTTAAGAATCTGATTAACAGAATCTTAAACTTCCTCGGTGTAACCAAGCGAATCCAAAACAAGAAAGAACTTCTTGACTTCCTTACGGAGATGCGCAACAGCTTTGCAGCAGGTAAGGCTGTCCGTATTGACAAAGGTGCACTTGTTCGTAGCGCCCTAAACAAGTACCAGTTCTCCACTCGTGAGGAGAAGCAAAACATTATCCGACGCTTTATGTCGGAAGACGCAGAGGTTCGTGTCGACATCAACGAAGACATTGTTCCTGCTGCTGAAATCAAAAACCTGAACCCCGCCCTGTCAAATGTCTTGCCGCTGATTGAAAAGCTGTCGGTCAAGATGAAGCTTCCGTTTGTTGTTGTCAACGATAAGAAGTTCAACTATGCCTCTAAGGTTGGATTCTTTAACTTCCCTGACTTGCGTACTGGTACGATTACCGACCAGATGATGCCAGTTGATGCTGTTGAAGGGTTCCGTAAGAAAGGCTACAACATCCCTAAGGACCTCAAGTCTGACAAGTACATCGTAATCAACGCTGCTGCAAGAAACGTGGACCAAGCAATCTACGGCTATAGCGCAGTGTTCATCGAGATGCTGAAGGAGAACAGCGCTGATGCCTTCAATACGATTATGTCGAGCATTGTGCGTGGGAAGACTGGCGCTGACCCAATTGTCAATATGGCGATTGATGAGTACCAGCAGATGCTTGATATTGCTCAAGCAGAAGGTTTGTTCGGCAACACAAAAGGAAAGAAGGTTTACGAGACTGTTGACCTGAATGACAAGGAGATTCGTGAGTCTCTTGCGTACACGGCTTTGGCTGATGCGTTCCAGACTTACATCCGTGACAACTTTGACGACAACTTAGCTGACATTAACTCTGTTAAGCAAGTAGTTGATGCTGCTAAGCCAGAGCTTGAGGAGCAATTGCGTCCTACGCCTTTGACCATTCAGGAGTTTACTGTTGGCTCACGTCTTGATGACTTTGCTAATTTGCTCAAGAGCGCTAGTGAGGTGCCTGCGTTTAGTGACTATAAGGCAAAAACAATTGAGGAGGCAAAGAACAACATCATTGCTTCATTGAAGGCGAAGGTTGACAGCAAGGAGAACTCTGCTGATGCTGTAGAGATGGCCAAGGTGATGGATGAACAGTCTACTGTTTTCAAGACTGGCTCTATCTCTCTTGACTCAAGCGCTATTCTTTATGCTGAGGAGTTCCATATGTTTATGGACAGCAAGGAGTACACTTATCAGGCATTTGGTTCTCCCTACAACCCGGGCGGATACGATGGAGAGTACGGCTCTTTTGATATGAGCATTGACTCTCTTAACCAATTGAAGGCCAACGCTATAAATAATATTGCTTCAGCTGTTAAGCTGTCAAGTATAGAAACTTTAAGTGCCCAAAAAACTGAGCGTACTCTAAAGAATAATCCGATATTCGGAAAGTTCGTTGCGCTTATTCCGAATTCAGAATATGTTGACACATATATTAAGACGGAAAAACCAATCGTAAGCAAGCTTAGTCAAGAACTGCTTGATAAGATTGAGGCCGACTCTAAAGAGGGTATCCTTTACGTTCGCAAGAAGGGCGATGTTGAATCAGCAACTGATGGTTCATTCCATAAGTTTAAGATTGACGGAGGAAAGATAGTAGACGCAAGAACAGGCGGAGCTCTTTCTGAAGAACAAGATGAAGCACTGGCTGCCCTTAGTGAGAACATTGGTAAGGTTGTAGGCAAGCTTGCCATCAAGACATTCAAGGACCCCAACTATATGATGGATGGTCTTGCAGATAAATTATTCCCAGACTTCAACGAATCGCTTGAGTCAATCCTTGACGAGATTGGATACCAGTCATCTATGCCTGTGTTCAAAGTGAAACCAGTTAATGGTCTTGGCGGTTACAAGGTGTTTGAGGCTGAGCTTGGCGAGGAAGTTTCTGCAGATGATTTCTTCTCAGAGCCAAGAACAGTTCTTGATGAGTACATCAAACTAGCTAGCAATACCGACAACAATCTCGAGAAGCGCTTGAAAGACATCGAGTCTAAAGGGGCTGTTTCTATTGCTGACCTTGAGATGACCATTGCTGATATGGGTAGCAAGGTGATGAGAGATTCTAAGCTTTACGACAGAAGCCTTTCATTCGACTACGTATGGCAGTTCCCGAAGGATTATATGGGTCTTGATGTTGTGCCCGATGAGTTTGATGGTGGCGTAGGCATTGGCAAGCAGACCAACCTAAAGCAAAACGGACTTAAGGATACCTACACCCTTAACTTGACGTATGACCCTACGGCAAACAAGATTACGGTAGCATACGAGTCTGATGTATTTAAGTACCAAAACGTACCGCCATATCTGAATGCGTTCCCCGTGTTTGCTAGAACGGTGGAGCTTATTCCAAGTATGTTCCCAGATATTGAGTATGCTGCGCTTGAGTTTAATGCTGCTGGAGAAAATAAGAGCCACCCTCTTTACGAAGCTTTCTCTAATAAGGTCAACGATATACTCAAGACTTCCGACAAGGACTCTAAGGAGTACAAGACAGCGTTTGATATTCAAGAGAAGTCTCACAAGTTTGACGAGCGTACCGATGGAGCACGTCGTATTGCTCTAAACAACTTGGCCTACGTTAAGAAGGTTGGTCGTGAGTTTGCCCTTAAGGTTCACGATGAGACACTTGTCTCTGACCACTACGCATCACTAGGCACACTTTACGCCATCCCAAATAAGGCATACGAGAAATATGCTGAGTTTATGGATAGAGAGGCTTCTGACCTTGAGCCCGAAGAAATAGAACAGCGTATGCTTCAGGACTTTGCAGGACGTGAGGTTATTACGCTTCCAGAGATTGAGGAGAAGGCTGGCGAACTCGGTATGAGTGAAGATGAGTACGTTGAGGAGTTCATAAGTATGTTTAATGCATATGGCTACAGAGGCGAAACAATCTTTATACCTAAAATCTTCACTAACCTCAACAGCCCTACTCAGTTTACTAAGTCGGCTGTTCAGTTCTCTAAGCGTATCAAGCTGTCTCCTTTGGAGGAAAGCGAAGAAGATGTGGCACTTGAGAAGGTAGCTAAGGCATCCTACGATTCCGATAAGGAGTACGCTGAGCGTATGAAGTTGTTCAACTCTGTTCAAAAGAACGTCCTATCTAAGAACGCTTGGCTTGACCGTCAGGCAGACATCCGTGATGCTCTTGTAGATGGCGGACTTGACTACGTAGAGAACCTTTTGTCTCTTCGCGCTGGTGCCCAAGCAAACGCAACAGACTTGTTCAATCGTGCGGAGAAGAAAATCTATAGCGATTTGTCTCGTGGTGAGGTAGAGGCTCTAGACCAAATCATCTTTATGCGCCGCGTCATCCAGATTGATTCCAACTGGGACAAGCGCAAGGATGTTGCTGAGGCTAACCTTGATGCGTTTGAGGAGAAGATGCGCATTGACATCAAAGCCATCGACGACCTAATCAAAGGAGAGAAGAGCAGAGAGAAGCCTGACAAGAAGTTCATTAGCGACCTTGAGAACGACAAGATGAACATCCGTGAGCAACGCGACAAGCTCAAGGAGATTGCGTCTGACTACGCTGAGCGTCCAAAGCATCCAAAAGGACTCAATGGAGAAGAGGCTATCCAAGCCATCACCGCTATGGAGCGCAAGCTTGGAGCCACTCAGTTCGGTAAGCTGAATATGCGTGCCGATGCGTACTTCACTGAGTTCCGTGGAATCCTAAAGAGCTACGAGGTTAATGGTCTTATTGATGAGGCCACCTACGAGCGTTTCTCTAAGGACGACTACGAACCACGTAAGTTCATTGAGAAAATCTTCGAAGACCTTGATGATGAGGTATTTGCAAGAGCTGGTACTGGACTTAAGCAGGACGTGTTGAAGGCAATCCAAGAGGGTAGCGAAGGCAACCTGCTTATGGACTCTCGTATGTTGCTGTCTCTTGCCTACAAGTCGGCAGAGGCTAAGCGATTCCAGAACCTTGCTAACGCAGAGCTTGCTTCAGAGATTACTCCTGATACCGCTGACTTTGCTCGTAAAGCCAACTACATTGAACTTCCCGATGGAAGAACAGCAACAGACCAGTACGGCAACGCTCGTGTAGCTCCTGCCGACAAGGGCTTTAGCAATGTCTTCTATAAGGAGAAGGGCAAGACCCGTGCTTTCCAGTTGCGCAACGACCTCGTGGAGCAATGGAACGACACTAACAGAAGCTACTTCGGCGCTGGAAGCAGAACTAAGAAGGTGCTGTCCGCACTCTCTGGAGCTCCAATCCTGCGCATCTTCGCTACTGGATACAACATCACCTTCGGCTTCGGTTTGGTGGTGCCTGAATCATTAGCTGTTGTATTGGCTCGTGGACGTGTGTACGGCAAGGACTCCTTCCTTCCTATCGCTCTGCTGAAGATTGCTAAGGACTACGCTACGGGTATCTACTCTAAGGCGACAGACCAAGACCTCGTTCGTGACTACTTCGCCCACGGTGGTGGTATGTCATTTATGAGCCAAGAGTTCCGTCCTGAGTACCGCTTCCGTGAGAAGTACAAGAACAGACTCGAGTACACCCTCGCTAAGCGCTGGGACAAGATTGCCAAAGGCATCGCCTTCACTGGTGAGACCTTTGAAATTGGTATTCGTTTGGCGGTGTACAGCCGTATGATTAAGAACCTCAAGGAGCAGTACCCTGATTTGGCTAAGACCAAAGACGGAATCGAGAAGATTAAGTTTATGGCGGCAGCTGAGGCTCGCAACATCGTTGACTTCAGCAAAGGCGGTAAGCTTACCAAGGACCTTGATGCTATTGCTCCGTACCTCAACGTAGCGTTCCAAGCCACGCTGTCCACGTTCAACGGAATCAAGGACAACCCAGAGAAGTTTGCAGCCAAGTTCTTCCAGTATGCTGCTGGAGTTATGGGAATTGTGTTCTACAATATCCTTACCTACGGAGACGACTATGACGACATCGACCCGTATATGCGCTACAGATACCACATCATTCTGTTACCAACTAAGGATGAGGACGGAAACCGCAAGTACATCCGACTAAAGAAGCCACAAGCGTTACTTCCTTTGACGGTGCCTTTGGAGATGTTGGCTCAGTCTTGGGCTTCCACCATCAACGGTAAGCCGAAGAAGTTTACTGAAGATGAGGTTCGCCTCGCTTGGGAGAATGCTGCCGATGGCCTTCCATTCTTCGTGCCCGGCATTGACAACGCGTTTGACCTAATGAACAGAATACCAGTTGCTTCGGTGATTGCTAAGTCTGTCTTTAACTACGACTCGTTTAGAAACGCTACCATCGTTCCAGAGTACATCTTCGGAGAGGTGAAGCCATATGCTGAGAGCAGAGCTAGCGACAATGTAGAGTTCTTCTATAAGGCTATCGCTAAGGCATCTGAGTCTGAGTACATTCCAGACATCTCAGCGCCTCGACTGAAGGCTGGCGTAGAGTCAATCATTACCAAGCCTACCACCAACTTCCTTGTTGGCATAGCGTACGGTGTTCTTGACTTGGCTGCTCGTGCCGCTACGGACGTGATGAACGTACAAGATGTGGACCTTTCTGAAAAGCAACGTGAGGAGAAGGCAGAGGACCGAGTTGCTCGTGAGCTCAAGGGCATCAAGGATAACGCTCAGAAGGTCTTTGTTCGCTCTACCAATCCTAACTGGAGAGACTACATCAAGAAGCAGGGCGTAGAGCAGGAGATTAAACTTGAAGAATCTACCGAGGACTTCATTATCAGTGAGAAGATTAAAGCTCTCGCTAATAAGCACAAGGAGCAAGGCCACTTCGATAAGAATGGCAAGCGCTACCAAGAGGAATTGGGTAAGATTCTGTCTGATGTTAAGCCAGAGAAGAGAGAGCGTTTAGGACGTAAATACTTCTATACTGTTGCGTCTTCTGATGCCGACAAGAGCCTAATGAGTATTAGATTTGCAGACACGCAGAGTGAGGCAGCAAGGGTCTTCTACGATAAGTTCGGAAAGCTTGAGCCTGAGGAGTTTAACGATGTTATGCGCGACCTCAGAGGAGTTGGATTCCGTCCTAACGAAGAGTTCTATGCTGTTGTCAGGAAGCTATACACACAAAAAGAACAATGAAAAAATGGGGAATAGTCTTTCTGTTGCTGAGCACTCTGATGGTGGGGTGCTCGGCCAACAAGCGAGCGAACTGGCACTTGAATCGAGCAACGCGGCTAAATCCTTCGTTGCTACAAGAAAGAGTGATAGTAAAAACGGACACTGTTGTAACAAAAGAGATTGTATTTGCGGATACAGTTTCTTTTTCTGGGAAGGATAGTGTAGTTGTTGAGAATGATACTATTCAAACAACTATTATCAAGTATCAGGACAAGTACATTGTAAAGACAAAAGTCAAGCCATACGCTATTACAAGAGATGTAGAGGTACGTGTTCCCATTGTTGAGTTCCGTCCTAACCCAAAGACTTGGGTTGACAAAGCAAAAGACGGATTGCTTATACTTGTTATAACACTTTTATTATTTATCTTGGCTACTCGATACGTAACTAGATGGCTAAGGTAAAAGAAATGAAGGCTACGTTCTTGCGCAAAGCACGCAGGAAGCGTCCCGGTGTTCACGCTAAGACTAAATACTCTAAGAGTAAGAACAGCAAGAACTACGCTAAATTAAACGTAGGACAAGGCTAAGCCAAGTACTTCATTCTCACCAAGTTAACCAAGTCAAGGTGGTGGTTTGGTGAGTCCTTCAATGCTTCGTGCAGGTTGTCTGCTAAGCGTTGAGCTTTGTCTTTGTCCATTGAGTCAATAGCCCAAGCCCATTCTTCAGGCGAAGAACAGAGTAGTCCAGTTTCTCCGTGTATAACAGTTTCGTTATATGGGATGATGTTTGAGGTAATGATTGCTGTCCTTGTAATGGCTGCTTCCGTTACTTTAAGGTCACTCTTGCACAGGTTGAACTTATTGTCGGACAGCGGAACAAGACTCACATCTGTACTGCGGTACAGCTTAGCGTAGTTCCAGATGTCTCTGGGCGCTGATGTCTTGTTGTACTTCAGGATGTCATCGTACTCCATTCCCTTAACTCCATAGGTGTATACTTTCTTAAAGTCGTAGCCTATTTGCTTTAGGTCATTAAGGTGACCAAGAGCCCCCATATAGCCAAAGCGCAAAGCACCAAAAGGATATTTTCGTTGCTTGGCCCATTGTTCTTCGGTGTCGTCAATAGCATTGTTTACAAATTCAATGGTTGCTGTCTTGTTGAGCTTACGCATTTCTTTTGCGAGATACCTTGATGGAGTCCAGATTACGTCAGCAATCTTGATTGTCTTCTTGATGTCTGGGCCGTAGTATACATCGTACAGGCCCTTCGCTGGGTTGTCTGTGTTCAGCTCCCAGTAGTCATCATTATCAAGGATTAAGCGTATCCCGTGCTGCTTGAGCATCTTGCTAAACTCCTTGTGTTTGTTCACAGATGCCTTGCGTGAGATGATTAGGTTGTCAACCATATCAAGATTCATATCCTTCAGCTCGTTGAGGGATTGAATCCAATGGAAGAATACGCCTTGTTGCGTGAGTCTTCTAAGTGGTACGATAAGGCGATGGTAGTTGATGCCGTTTAGACCATCAATATGAACTACGTTAATCATTCTCTGTGGTATTCCTTAATTGCCTCCCTTACTCCGCTTAGCTCTTCCCTTAGGGCTGTTTGATACTTTTGCAGGATTTTTTCTACTTGCTCTCGGTCGTGCAGGGGTCTTCCTTGTCCGTCGTGTAGTTGCTCGAACAGGTTTGTTGTCGCCTGATGAATCATCTCCGTCGCTAGGAAGAACTGCTGTGATAGCCGCTGCTCTGTCATCATCTCTTAGTTTGTACCCCCAGCAGCAGACCTTAGCTACGAACTCGTCTTTTCCGAGGTGATTATCAAATGTTGAACTAATTGAAGTAAAATACTTTGGAGTGTCATCATCAATGTAGCCGTTAGACTTAAGATAGTCCGCAAGAAACTTAATAGCCACAATGGTATTATCAACATCAAACCTACAATTGTACCTAAGATGTATACTAATCTTGTCAGCGTGAAAAGGGTCGTGGGCGTAAAGTGTTTGCTTAACCTGTTTTCCAAATGAAGACTTCTCGCCGAAGCGATTGCTCCAATGTTTCCCAGAATAGAGAGCGTTAAGACTAGGAGGCTTTGGTAGTGGGATTGTAATCTCTTGATAATCATCGGACATCAAACAAATTTATCAAAAAGATGTGTTATAATCACCATTTAATTGAATATGCCCCGCAAGTTCTGTTTGGCCTAAGTGAGTTCCTAGTGGTGGGAACAGCAATTGACCATTGCGAGTGCGGAAAGAAGTGCGTGCGTGATTCATCTCAAGAAGGATTGGGCTGTCCACTGTGGTGGGGTCTCCGCCTGTCTCCGTCTCACGAATCTTTCTCACGTGCCACTCCATAGTGCGCTTCATCTGAGGCACTTGGTGCTGAATCTTCCTGTGGAATGTCAGGAAATTATCGGCCCTGTTGACCCACTTGCCGCCGTGTTCGCTGTCCTCTGCTCCCGGGGCGACAGGTAATCCATCGTCTCCCCTTCTGCGTGCTGCTTCAGTGATGGCGTGGGTGTTCAGCCACAGCGCTACTTGGTTGGTATTGGAGAAGGTAAGGAACTCTGATGCCGCATCGTAGTGGTACTCGTGTACTCCTGCTCCTGATGTGCGTGACATATCTACACGTAGGGAGTTGTATGGGTCAATAAGAATACCATCTATCTTCTTGTAGTTCATAATCTTCTCGCAGTACAGCAGGATGTCCATATAGGAGAACACCTTGTTGTTGTTGATAAAGATGAAGTGGTCTTTCACCCACTCGTAGGCTTTCTTTCTTGTGAGGTATGGCATCTCCTTGATACTCCTATCGCAGGCGTACTGCATAAGGCGCATCTTGATTGATGCTGTCCTACTCTCACTTGAGTAGACAATCCACTTCCAATTGTGGCGAATCGCTGCGTTCACCATAAGGTGCAGCACCAATGTTGTCTTACCAATGTTGGAGTGTCCGTTGATGATGGTGAAGTCCTTCTTGTATACGAAGTGTCTATCAATGTCTGGGTGACCAGTGGTAAGACCAAGCTCAATACGGCCCTCGGCAAAGTCGTTAATCCAACGCTCATCTGAATCATCGGGGGCGATGAATGACATATCGCCATCCTCGAGCTTCATCTTGCGTGTTACCTTCTCCTCCTCGTTGACAATCTCGTGGATAGGCTTACGCTTTCCTTCTTCGATTCCGTCGGTGATTGTCTTCTTCGCTGAGTCAAGGCTGTGGACATCTCTACGCTCAATTTCACGTAGAAGAACTCGGAACACCTCATCCTCCTCCATTCTGCCAGCAGCGATGTAGCCACCACAGAGTATTGCGGCTCTAAGTAGGGTGTTGTGCTTGTCTCCATCTGGAGCCCTACGAATCATCTGCGCTGCAATGTTGAGGCGATGGTAGTCTGTTGACTTCTCCATTTGCGTAACCTCTTGCTTCTTACGCTCGTATTCTTCGGTCAGTAGGTTTGAGAAAGGGACAGCCGTCTTAATACACAGGTCGGGGTCATAGGACTCGAAACAAGCCCTAGATTCGTTCTTTCCCGATGGGTCGATGACCAAGCCATACTTTGTCTCAAAGTACTTCTCAAGGGCTCTAAAGTGGTCTCTGTGGCGCTCTGGGAATGTGATGTTCACCAGTGCTTTGATTCCGTCTCCCGATGGGCTCACCCATACGGCTACGATGTGTTGGTCAAGGCATAGGACAGACTTAACTTCTTCTACGCTTGAGAATGTGGTAACGTGGTCAATGTCAATGACAATGAGTCTGCTGTGCTCGGTGATAGCATCATCATTGCGTGACTCAAACACACCAGACCAAAGAACTACAGGCAGCTTTGTCTTGAGCTCTCGCTCTCCTTCTCTGATGAGGGTTACTCGCTCACTTTGCTTCCCGCTTTTGATTCGCTCAAGAGCCTGAAGTACAGTGATGTAGGACGGCGCACCAACTTCGAAGACACTCTTGAAGATGGTTACTCTTTGGTCTAATGGATTCATTCTGATTCAATTATCGAGACAACATTCTTCCAATACTCGTAGGCCTTGTCGTTGGCCATATACATACATTGCGTAGCGTGCTTAAGGGCATCGTCTTTCCCGTGCATACGAATTAAGGACAGCGCCTTGATTGTCGGGGTAACTAATTGCTTACTCATAAAACTCCTTGTGTATTTCGTTGAATATCTTTCGTGACATCATCTTACGCTCTGATGCGTTTAAGGATGGTAGAAGGCTGTCCTGCTCCTCGATGAAGTCAGCGAGTTTGAGTTTGTAGATGTTCATCCGCATCTCTGGTCGCATATCATCAACCTCAGTCTCTTGGAATACCTCGTTGGCGATTAGCTCAATGATGTCCACATACTTACGCATCTCTTGGTCTTTGACATCGAGAAGATTAGAACAGCTTGTAGTGCCGTGCATTACACTTGCGTGGTTCTTATTGAACACCGTAGCCATTGTAGCGTAGGTTATACCTCTTCTGCGCAACACATAGTATGATGCCTTCCTAAGGTTTACCACTACGCCCTTTCTTGTTCTTGAAAAGATGTCTACGTGGAAGTGTTCGGAGACAGCGAGTCCGAATGTCTGTATTCTTGATGCAGAATATTGAAGGTTCATTTGTTTTTGGGTGTTGTTTTGATGGCGATGATTGCCATCACTATAAATAAAAGGGATAGAACTAACGTATCCATAGCACCCCTGACACGAATCGAACGTGTAACCGTCTCGTTAGAAGCGAGATGCTCTGTCCTATTGAGCTACAGGGGCTTTGTTTTTCTTGGCCTCGAGTTCCTTATAGATTCCTTGCTCGATGATTTCTTCGACGTGAATCTCTGCTCTTCTGATAATCAAGTCGGCTAACTCAAAACCTGTAAGCGTAGGCTTCAGTTTAGATGTTTGAACAAGTAGTACGTTGTCTCCCTTTCTTTTAGTTGGAAAGTAAATGACAGAGTATTCCTTGTCCGACATCTTGTCAAGAGTCACGACACCATCGGAAGAAGTGGCTTTCACCACCTCAAACCAATGCAGTTTCTTAGAAGGAGTAGAGGCGTAGAATAGGGGATATTCAATCTTGAGGATATCCATCCCCCACTCAAAGCCTACGAGGTATACTAATGAGGACTCAAGGAGCTCAGAAGGGCAAATCATCACCAGCAACAGGTGCTTGTGGTGCTTGCGGTGCCACTGGAGCCGCGGCTCCTGACTGAGGGCGCTGTGTCCAAGTTGAAGGGTCAGATACTTCGATGTAGTATGAGCCCTTTGCACTGCGCTTAAGGTCGAAAGAAACGAATGGCTTCTCACCTTTAGTAGCGTAGCGCTGGAGGTCGTTCATCTCAGCAACTGAAAGCGAGAATCGCATTGATACTCCTTCTTGTGGTTCAACGAATGTGCGTTGGCCTTCGTCCCACAACTTCACCGACTTAACGTAGCCGCAGAAGATTTTGTCTGTTTTGTTTTCCATTGTTATGAATTTTCAACAAATTTAGTTAATAACGATGTTAATAGCAAGGGTATTTCGAAAAAAAGAGGGGGCTAAACACCCTTGTTTGCGCCAACGCATTACACGTCAACGACTTCCCCCTCTTATTCTTTGATGAATACTCCGTTAACGAGCTTACCCTTGCGTCCTTTGATTTCGTTGTAGGCTGTTTCTAAGCAATCCCAAGGGTTGAGTTCCAGTTGGGCGGACAGAATAATCAGCGTAACGAGGACATCTCCGATAGCGTCAATGGTCTCATCTTCTTTGTTCTTTGCGATGGCTGAGGCAAGTTCCCCTACCTCTTCCATTACCTTGAGCATTTGCTTGTTAGCGTTTTCACGTTCGATAAGGCCACGTTCGATAGCCCAGTCAATGACCTTCATCTCTAAATCTAAGATTGCGTCCATTATTGTTGTGTTTCTAAAATTAAACTAAGTGCATTGACGTATCCTTCCCAGTACTTGGCCTCGGTATCTCTACGGCTGTACAAACATACGTTGCGGTTGTATTGCGCCTTCCTGTATTGGTCGAGCAATAACTCTTTCTTTTTAATCTGTTCCATTGGGCCAGTCGCTATACTTGAGTCCATACATTACATTAAACATTCTCATCTCAAGCTCAGCGTAGTGCTTGGTGAACTTCATATTCTTTTGTAGGTACTCCATCCCCCACTCCTTCCACTGCTCTGCCTGAGCAACGGTCATAGTCCAGTCGGTGTACCAATCATCTGTTCGTTCCTTGATGTCGTCATAGGTTACGTCGTGCCCAGCAATCTCAAACATCTTGTTGATGAGGTCTTCACTTGCCTTGTTCCACTTCTCTTGTTTCGTTAGTCTCTTTGCCATAATGTGTATTATAATGCACAAAACTGTAACATTTTGTATAGTTTATCGGATATTATCCGAATTAGTGTACTTTATTGCACATATTTATACTCATAGTATAAATTGAAGCGCATTTTTAAACTTGCCAAAACTATGTTTTTATGGCACATTTGGCGAGGTTGGTTCAAGTAGAATCTCCCAGTAAGTTGTGTGGTCTTTGAACCCAACAACCTTGCGGTCGATTCCTGCGACCACAAGTGGGTAGTCAATGGTAATGTAAGGTCCACCGCTTGGGTCTACCATAATGATGTCGTCTGAGTCGTTGTCGTATCCCATTCGGCAATACTCAAAAGGCCCTCGCCAGTCTATGTTTCCTTGCTCGTTGAGCGAGAAGGTGTACTTATCTCCGTATCTGTTGATGTATTCTTTAGTCTGCTCCATAGGTATCTCAGGTTGTCTGTCTGGGTTGTGGCTACAACTTAGTTTGTGGTAGCCTTCGCCTCCGCAGGATTTGCATTTCATAGGTACTTCTTTTTAAGTATTTCGTCGTAGTGGTTCGTGTGTTTAAGGCTTGGATAACTAGTTGAACTCATCGGGTTTTTTTCTTTGCACTGAGCCACTCGCTGTTCCATCGTTCCAACCGTGTCGTATCTGTAGTACAGCCAAGCCTCCCAATAGGCAGAGAGAGAGTCTAATGCTGGAGAAGAGAAGATGACGGCAAGCTGCCACTTCCAGAACACGAACGACCATCTTGGATTCCACTCGTGGCGATAGTCGGTGTCGCTCCATTTGGTCTTCCAACCAAGGTCAACGAAGTCAAATCCGAAGTACTTTGGTTTGAACTCAATCCATCCATCTTTCGTCTTAGACTTGACCTTGCGGCGAGGGGGGAAGTACGGAGTACCTACGACAATCTTACCGAAGTATATGTTTATACGTGGCCGCTTGAACGGTGAGTTGTATATCTTAAGGAAACTAAAGTTGTTCATAGGGTTGTAAATGATTTATTGGATATGAAATAGAAGGAGTGGCTTCGGGTCTCTCAAGGTTTCTGGTTAGCCTGATTTCACCTATACTTAGTCTAAACCCTTTTTCAGTATAGTCACCTTTATCAGTGGTGTGCTAACTACAGCTTCACTCACCACTCCCTCATTTCATTTGGCGTTAAAGAAAAAAGACTCCGTTAATCAGAGCGGTAGCTTGCCGCTTGCTGAAACCTAATGCGCCATAAGCGGGCGGAGTTCTCATTTCTACTTGTACTCTTTGTCAAATGAATCGCTCATCTCACGGGTGGTCAAATCTCCGTATTTAAAAGCGAAGTCAACCATCTGCTCCTTCTCTTTCTCAAGAAGTTCGCTCTCTATCTTTTTAACTATCTCACCGATAGGGTTTTGAAATGTTGCTTGGTAGTGCTTGCACAACTCAAGCAATTCTTGCATTGCTGTTTTCATTTCTCGTTCGGTTTGTAGTTTGCTGTAAAAGCGTGCCAATCAATATATCTTTTTGCATCTTCAATGGATGAGTGTGTATTTGTAAATCCCATCTGCACCCAAAATGGCCAATACCATCTCCATATTTGACATTCATATCCAAGGTATCGGTCGCTTACAATTCTATACTTTGTTTTCATTTCTCGTTGGTGTTAGAGGTTTTTTTGAGGTGTTGCTCATACATATTTACTGTATCTGCCTGCCCAGTAGCATACCAATCAATCATTTGCTCCTGCTCCATTTCTCTGGCTTCATCAACTAGTTTTACATAGGTAACTGCGTATTCTCCTATGCTTATTTCTTTATTTTCTAATTGAATTTTAAGTTTCCAAGATTCATTTGAAAACCATTCTACTGCTGTATGTTTCATTTCTCATTCGGTTTGTAGTTTACTGCAAAATCGTGCCAATCAATATATCTTTTTGCATCTTCAATGGATGAGTGTGTATTTGTAAATCCCATCTGCACCCAAAAGGGCCAATACCATCTCCATATTTGACATTCATATCCAGCGTATCGGTCGCTTACAATTCTATACTTTGTTTTCATTTCTCGTTGGTGTTAAAGGTTTCGTTGTAGTAGGTTTCGCCCATCCATTGCACAAGACCTTCTTCATTGTAATCCCAACCTTGTTTAACTGCATTCTCAATCTCCTCCTTGTGCATTGCTTTGGCTTGTAGCAAAATTGCTCCAATGACAAGTTGATTACCACTTGGGATTAGTTTTTCCAATGAGGTAACTGCAAATTCAATACTGCTCTGTTTCATTTTTCGTTGGTGTTAAAGAAAAGGACTCCGTTAATCAGGGCGGTTGCATTCCGCTTGCTGAATCCTAATGCGCCATAAGCGGGCGGAGTTCTAATTCCTTGTTGGTGTTAAATAATTTCTTTCATCTCTAGGTCGCAAATCTCATCATCCGTGAGCCTTATGACCACCTCAGCAGGAGCGTAGTAAGGCAATGCCTTCCTTCCTTGAGGCTCTACAATGATAGTATCCTCATCAGTGTTGGTCTCTTGGTACTCGCTTACTTCAGCAAGCACCCAAACTAATGTTCCTTTTTTCATCTCTCTAAAATTTAATTGGTTTTGTTTGCCCTCATTTAACCGCATCAGGCTTCTCGGTTTTATTGGGTCGAATTCGACCCCTTATAGTTCTCCGAAGATGGTGTACGAGTCCAAGTCCTCACCCAAGATGAAGAACTGCTTGTAGAGTTGGATTGCCTCAAGCGTTTTTCTTTCGCCTTCTGCTACAAATTCAGGAGTGATGGAGTAGATACCCACATCCAAGCTCGCCTTGTCAATAGCGATGAAGTAGAACTTGTCAATCGGCACACCAAACAATCGGGTGTAGATGAACGCCTGTACATCGTAGCCATACTTCTTTGCCGAGTAGGGGAACGCTCGTAGGTCGGTTGTTGTCTTTAGGTCAGCCAAGAAGCCATCAGCGATGATGTCTGCCTTTGCTCTGAAGGGGATGCCCTCTATCAATCCGATTGCAGGTTGCTCAAACTCGCATCCCTCAATCATTGACAGGAAGTATTCGTTGCGAAGTAGGGCATCAGCGATGCGTTGGGCTTCGTCAAACTCCTTTCGGGTGCATAGGTTGCGTTCGCCTTTTGCTTCTTGCCAAGCCTTTGCGTTCTTGCTCTGCACTTCAATGACCTTGTACTCCTCTACACGGTGCGGCTCTAGAGCCATCAGGTGTACCAGTCGGCCTACGGCAAATGCATCGGAATCCTGACTGCCGTACTTGGTGACGTAGTGGTAGGTCTTGGGTGAGGTTAATAAAAGTTTACAG